TGATGCTAAAATAGCAGATGCAATACTTGAGTTATTTAGAAAACGAGATGACTTAGAAGTATTCAATAAAAAAGTATTATATATTTATATAAGAGAAATGGTTGATGCAAAAACTCCTAAAATTACTAAAATTGCTGATAAACTTTATGATATTTATAGAAATAGCTATGTGTTCTATTTAGAAAATGGATATATAAAGTTTTAATTTTTCATATTTATAAATAAAAATATTATGAGTAGTTTAGATTCTGATATTTTTGGTGAAAAGAAATTAAAAGATTTATTTCAAGAAATTTATCAAAACCAAAAGAAAAAAGAAAAACAAATATCTACATTAATTGAGGAATTAAAACCTTTAATTGATGACATTGGTGACGCTACTTTAGTTGTTCCATTAATTAAAGAATATCTAGAATTAGGCGTTAAAAATGATGAACAACTTATCAAAATGGCCACAATTATTCAGCGTTGTATAGCAAATGATAATAGTGGAGGTGGCGGTGAAGGTGCTTTATTAATTTCTGATGAAGAAAAAGCCCAATTGTTAGGTGAGATAAATAAAATTCAAGAAAATTTAGATAAAAATGGCAACAAATAATTATGGTTGGTCAGGTTTATATAATAGGAATAATCCTAAACCTAATACAAGTTTTAGTACTTTTCTAGATGATAAATTTAGTAGTTTATTAATTATAGCTAAAGTAGTAGATATACTATTAATAGATAGTGATATTGATAAATTTAGTAGTTTAGGTGAATGGAACGGTATAGGTACAGTTATATATGAAACTTTTGATAATAAAGAATTAGGAGTAGCTAGACCTATAGATTATAATATTAAAAAATTTCCATTACTAAATGAGATAATAGCTATTATTCCTTCATTTACTTTTAACTCAGATGAAAACCCATATTCGGTAGCAGGATTTTATTTTTCTCCTATATCTATTTGGAGTCATCCCCACATAAATGCTTTACCCCCAGTATCTGAAGAATTTGCTTCTTCACAATATAAATCATATGCACAGACAACATTAGGTAGTTATGTTGTTTCTCCTAATGAATCTTCTAATCCTACTTTTGGTAAAACTTTCATAGAAAGATCTAATATTCATCCTTTATTACCTTTTGAAGGAGATGTTATTATGAAGGAAGATGGGGAAATTCAATACGTTTAGGTAGTACAGTTAAAAATAATCCTAATGACTGGTCTAGTAATGGAAATAATGGAGATCCTATATTAATAATTAGAAATGGTCAAGGAGATCAATCTAATGAAGGATATACGCAAATTACAGAAGATATTAACAATATGGATTCTTCTATAATCATGACTAGTACCCAACAAATTCCTCTATCCCCAGCTAGACAAGATTATACTAGTTATAAAGGATCAAACATTAGTCCACCAAAATCTTCTCAAGAATATAATCAAGAACAAATTATACTAAACTCAGGTAGATTAGTATTTAATGCTAAATCAGATCATATATTATTGAGTGCTAATGAAAGTATTAATTTTAATACTCCTCTTTCTGTTAATATTGACACTAGAAAATTAATTGTCCAATCTAGTAATATATATTTAGGTAATGAAGCACTAGCAAAAGAACCACTAATGTTAGGAAATAAAACTGTTGACTTATTAAAAAATTTAGTTCAAAATATTATATTTTTAACTGATGAATTAAAAAACCTAACATCAGATCCCGTAATCCCAAATGCACCTGCTTCATTTACTACATTAAATATTAAAGCAGCAGGTATAAATGCTGGATTGAAACAAATCCAAAAACAATTAGATACACCTAATTCTATAACATCTTTACAAAATTATACAATATAAATTTATAATATGCCTAAAACATTAACATTATTAGATGAGAATTATAAAGAACAAGTATATAATAATGGAGATATTCCTAAAAATCTAAGAAGAAAAATAGGAACTGATAAAGATGGTTCTATAGAATTATATTTTTTAGCATATGAATCGCTTGAAAGAATAAAAAAATATTTAAATGAAAACGCAGTTCCCATTATAACATGGACACCTACTCCAAATAAAGAATTCAAAATTGGAGCACCAACTAATTGGAGTGGAACCTACACAGAAGATCCAACAAAATTACAAAAAATTGATTTTTACGTGGAGAGTGGATTTAGGCCTATTGGAGAACCTAATGATTATCTTTTATCAAGTGAAGAAAGAACAAAAAAATTTGGTCGTGCTTTTACTCAATACTATGCTGAATACTTTGCCAAAAAAGGTGGAAATGCGGCTGCTGCTCCAGGAACATCAAATCATGGTTTTGGTGTAGCTATAGATATATATTCACTTACAAAAGGAGCAACAACTGGTAAAGGAAAAAATAAAACATGTATACAATCAAATGTTGTAGCTACAATTGCTAAATGGACAGAAGGAAATAATAGATATAAAGGATATGGAGAATGGAGTGATTGTTTTCAAGCTTGGCTTCATCAACATGGAAAAGATTATGGTTGGATACCTAGATTATACCCAGACTATAAACCTTCAACAACAGTAATAGAACCTTGGCATTTTGAATATAATTATAAACAAGATATATATTTAATTAAAAATGTATTAAAATCAACACCTCCAGAAGAACTTGTAGCTGAAAAGAAAAAAATTTTAAATTTAAATGAAGCTGATTCAAGTTGGAAAATAAATCCCATTATGAAACCATCACAACAAAATATACAAGCTGGATTATATGAAAATGCTAAACAGACACTTTCTAATATTTCTAAAACTATTTGTGATATATTTAATAATCAATAATAAAAATGAATCCTATAGTTAAATTAATAGTTGATAAAGGTATAAATTTAGTTGAGTCTGAGGTTCCAAAAATTTTAGATTTAGTTAAAAATACTCCACTTCTTGATATTAGTGATGGAGGAATTGTAAATTCTAATGTTTGTCTTCCTAAACAAGATTTAGAAAAAATACTAGAAACTAGAAATCAGATAATGAATAAAATTAATTTAGTATCTGACACAATTAATGATTTAAGTAAAATAACAGATACCATTCAACCAATTGTAGATGCAACAAATACATCTTTAAATATAGCCAAAACAACAGTAAATACAGTTAGTGCCGCTATGTTAGCAGTCCCTCCAGGAATACCCATTCCAGGTCAATTAATAACAGGATTATCTACAGCTAATACTTTAGTAAATAATACATTACCTCCTATATTAACAACAAATTTAAATAAATTAAATTCTATTACAACTGCTACTGATTTTTCTAATAATTTATTATTAAAATTAAAAAATTTATTATCACAGATTGATCAATATTTAACAGGATGTGGTATTGATCCTAATAATTTAACATCATTATCAATAAATCTTCAACAATTAGAAGAATCTTTAATTATTAATAACAATAATAACACATATAAAGGATTTATTTTAAATATTATTGAAGAACCATACACTCCTACAGTAAATAGAAGAAAAGCTGTAGCTAAAAATACTCAAGATATCATATTACTATCTACTCCTTTATCATTTACTACAGATGATCAAACATTACTTAACCAAATTAAACTTTTGATTGACTCAAATAATTTAAAAGCTGACTAATTAAATATTTATAATAGATGAAAACTGACGCATTAAAAAAACTTATTAAAGAAGCTGTTAAAGAAGCAATTCAAGACGAATTAAAAGATATTCTACTTGAAGCAGTTCGTTCTAACAAACAACCTATCAGAGAATCTTACCAGGTAAGTGATGATAGAACTTTAAACTTTACATCAAATCAAGTACCTAAAAATCCTATAAATACTAAACAAGCATATATGGATATTTTGGGTGAAATGGCTCAAGGTCCTAAATCAGAATTTGCTGGTGAATTTAGAGTAAATGGTCCTTTAAATACCGTAGCTGAAGGTAGTTCTTTACCTTCTGGTCAATTAGGATTAGATCAAATAATGGGATTAATTGGAGGTAAATAATGGCATTTGGAGCAAAAAAGATATTTCCTATAGATACTAAACCTGGAACAGCAGTTGGGATATCTATCCCTTTTAATGCTCCATCTGTATTTTTTTCAACATATACTACTAAAGATGCTATTAGAAATAATTTATTAAATTTTTTTCTTACTAACCAAACTGAAAGATATTTAAATAATGGATTTGGAGCTAACTTAAGAGCATTTTTATTTGAACAAATAACTACTAATAATCTTAATTTTTTAGAAGATTCTATTCAAGAATTAATAAATCAATACTTTTATAATGTAAAAGTCAATGATCTATATATAGATCAATATCAAGATAGTAATACAATAAATATGGTATTAAACTATAGTATCATAGACACAGGAATAACAGATCAAGTTCAAATAACATTTACATAATGGCCGTAATTAGAAATATAAAATATATAAATAAAGATTTTAGTGAATATAGAACTAGCCTAATAGATTATGCTAGAA